ATTTGACCCAAAATTGGAGTATGGTGGAAAACCGGCTGGCACTTTCAAGCCTATGAAGAACACACAGAAAGAGATGGGTGTCATTTCTAATCTGATTACCGATATGACTTTGAAGGGTGCCACGCAGGATGAGCTTGCAAGAGCCGTTCGCCATAGCATGGTAGTTATCGATGCCGAAAAACACAAGCTGGACTATAAGCAAAGTGAGATCGACAATGGCATCAGCTCTTTGAAAAAGAAGTATCAGGGCACAGTTGATGAAGACGGAAGATACCACGAGGGTGCTTCGACTCTGATTTCCCGTGCTAAATCGGAGACTTCTGTCACTAAGAGGCAAGGTAGTCCGAAAATCGATGAAAAGACAGGCGAATACATATGGAAAGATGTGGATGATCCTGTTTATGTCGATAAGCGAACTGGCAAGGTCAAAGAGCGTACTCAGCCCAGCACTAAGATGGCTGAGGCAAAGGATGCCTACACCCTGGTATCCGAAGCTGATACCCCCGTGGAGCGTGCTTATGCTAACTATGCCAACAAAATGAAAGCCCTGGGCAACCAGGCTCGTCTTGAGATCCTCTCCACTGGGAAAGTACCCTACTCCGCCACTGCAAAAGAGACCTATCAAGCTGAGGTCGATTCTCTGAATGCTAAGCTCAATGTAGCTCTGAAGAATGCACCCAGAGAAAGGCAGGCTCAGACTATGGCTAATGCGGTAGTGGCTGCTAAAAAGCAGGACAATCCGGATATGACAAAGGGCGAGCTCAAGAAAGCAAGCCAGCAGGCGCTTACTCAGGCTCGTGCCTCTGTTGGTGCAAAGCGAGAGACCATCAAGATTACAGACCGTGAATGGGAAGCAATTCAAGCTGGTGCTATTAGCGAGAATAAGCTTACCCAAATCATCGACAATGTGGACATTGACAGTCTTAGACAGCGTGCAACACCGAGAGCGACAACAACTCTCAGCACTGCAAAGCAGAATAAGATCGCTTCTATGAATGCTTCTGGCTACAGCACATCGGAAATTGCTGAAGCTCTTGGTATTTCAACAAGCACAGTGTCTAATTACTTGAATTGAAAGGAGTGACTGGTATGAATGGTTCTTGTGCCCTTACCACATTTGACAACCCTTATAATCCATTTGAACAGTTCTCCGATTGGTTCCTGTTTGATGTAGAAAAGGGTTACAACACTTGCGCTTATCTCGATCGAATTGCTCACACTTCTGACCAATTCTCTGAAGAAGAGAACAATCAAGAGATTGAAAGAGCGATTGACGAGATCATTCGTTACGACTTCATGAACATTTACAAGAAAGTTAAGAGAACGAAAACAACAAAAGCAGATAAGACTTGAACTATAGGTTGAGGTCTAATACTCTTTGAATAAAATTTTTGTTTTCTTTTCTGAAAATATTTGAACTTGAAGTCAGCATAAACAAATTATCACTTGATCTGCACTACTGCCGCTGGGCTTAAAGGCATGGGGAGGGGGTCTCCAAAATCGCACCCCCTACCTCATCGCGGCGGTCTTAAAAAAATCTCCGGAGGGATATTTTGGGAATGGGGGTTACCCCCTCGGGTGCAGTATTTGAACGAGCTTACAGGGTTGAAGCATTTTCCATAAAGTGTGAACATCTCCTTTCATGTTTCTTTTCTCCTTTCGGTGATTGGTGGAAATTCATCTCTGTAAGTTCTTTCAAATACTGCACCTATTCTCACCTAAAAGAGTATCAGTTTGGACAGAAAGTGTGGCACAAGTATGCGGATGTGGCGGAACTGGCAGACGCAATAGACTCAGAATTTATTGGAGGTAACTCCGTGCAGGTTCAACTCCTGTTATCCGCACCAAATTTTTAAGAGAGGAGGCAGTGCTAATGCCCAAAAGTAAAGCTGCAAGCTCTTCCGACTCAAATAGCCCATTGAGACCACCGACATCTCTCGAAGCGCAAGAGAACTTAATGATTTCTTTGGCGGTTCAATGTGCTGAAAAGCAGCTCAGAGACGGAACTGCTTCTTCTCAGGTCATAACACATTATTTGAAACTTGGTTCCAGTAAGGAACGAATCGAAAAGGAGATTCTGGAGAAGCAGAAAGAGCTTATCGAAGCGAAGACCAAGAATCTAAATTCCAATAGTGAAGCCAAAGAGTTGTACAACAAGGCTCTTGAAGCGTTTAGGAGATATTCAGGTGCAGGCGGTGATGACGATGAATATTAAAACTTATTCAGAGTTGATTACACTGCCCACATTTGAAGAACGGTTTTGCTATTTGAAACTCGATGGCTCTGTTGGGAAAGAGACTTTCGGTTTTAAGCGCTGGCTGAACCAAGAGTTCTACCATTCCGACAAGTGGTTGAAATTCAGAGATGAAATTACCATTCGTGATGAAGGTTGCGATCTCGGAGTACCGGGTTATGAAATCTTTGGCTCAATATTGATTCATCATCTGAACCCCATCACTTATGAAGACCTGTTGAATCAGAGTCCATGCGTCTTCGATCCGGAGAATGTAATATGCACCAAGTTGAATACGCATAATGCTATTCACTATGGTGATGAGAGTTTGTTGCTTCTCCCACCAGTACAGCGCACACAAAATGATACATGCCCTTGGCGAAAATAATGAAAGGAGAAACATCCAATGGAAAATAAAATCTATGAAAATTCCATTCTTGATGAACAGACTGAAAACATCAAGGAGCAGGAAGTTGGGCTTTGCGAAGATGCAGCTCGGAATGTGATCGGTGTTGTTACTGATTGCCTGAAGCTGAACATTCGTGAAAAGCCGAGTAAGGATTCCAGAGTAGTAACGGTTGTGACATGCCTTGACGAATTGGAAATTGACATGGGCGATTCCAATGATGATTGGTACGCTGTCTGTACTGCTACCGGTATTGAAGGATTCTGCATGAAGAAATTTGTAGCCGTCAGGCAGTAAGGAGAAAAACGATATGGACAGTATCCTGACATCGATTAAAAAGCTGCTCGGAATTGCTGAAGAGTATGAGCACTTTGATCCGGACATCGTCATGTACATCAATTCGGCATTCTCAGTCTTGACGCAGCTCGGTGTCGGTCCTGAAGAAGGATTCCGTATCGAAGATGCAAGTAAGACCTGGTCTGAATTCCTGTACGATGATCCTCGTCTTGAATTTGTTAAAACCTTTATCTACCTGAAGGTGAGACTGGCGTTCGACCCGCCGTTGAGTTCGGCAGTGATGGAAGCAATTAACCGACAGATCAGCGAGCTTGAATGGCGAATCAATGTGACAGTCGACCCTGATTAAAAACGAGAGGAGGATTTCAAAATGGATAATACAGCACTTTCCCATCATGGCATCATTGGCATGAAATGGGGGGTCCGGCGCTATCAGAATAAAGATGGCACTCGTACCGCAGCCGGAAAGAAAAGAGAAAGTTCTTCTAAGTCTGATGTTCCTGCTCATGAGGACTATACTAAAGCTCATAATAGTAAGAGCATTAAGTCTATGAGTGATGCAGAGCTTCGTAACCGATTGAACCGTCTTCAGATGGAGAAACAGTACAGTCAATTGTCTTCGGCTGATGTGAATCGTGGAAAGGAATATGTATCAAAAACTCTGAAAGTCGCCGGAACAATTGCAACCGCTACTTCGACCGCCTTAACTATTTACAATAACTATGGCAAGATCAAAGAAATTGTAAACGGTATGGCTAAGAAGACTGGCTAAGGAGGTACTTATGGCATTATCAAACACTGCCGTTCCTAAGTATTATGGCATGTTTCGTGATGCCGTAATTCGAGGGGAGATTCCGGTTTGCAAAGAGATCTCCATGGAGATGAACCGTATTGATGATCTTATCGCTAATCCGGGCGTGTACTATGACGACCAAGCTGTTGAGGGATGGATTGCTTATTGCGAGTCCGAACTCACTCTAACAGATGGCTCTGACCTTAGCCTTTTGGATAGCTTCAAACTTTGGGGTGAACAGATCTTTGGTTGGTACTATTTTGTTGAGCGAAGCGTGTATCAGCCGAATCCAGATGGTCATGGTGGGCACTATGTTCGCAAGAATGTGAAAAAAAGGCTGATTAACAAACAGTATTTGATCGTTGCACGAGGTGCCGCTAAATCAATGTACGGCTCAACCTTACAGGGTTACTTTCTGAATGTTGATACCTCTACTACTCATCAGATCACCACCGCCCCCACAATGAAGCAAGCGGAGGAGGTCATGTCTCCTCTTCGCACCGCTATCACTCGTTCGAGAGGACCGCTGTTTCAGTTCCTGACAGAAGGCTCTTTGCAAAACACAACCGGTTCCAAAGCGAATCGCACAAAGTTAGCCTCTACAAAAAAGGGCGTTGAAAACTTCCTTACGGGTTCGCTTCTTGAGGTCAGACCCATGAGCATCAATAAGCTCCAGGGTCTACAAATCAAGGTCGCAACCGTTGATGAGTGGCTTTCCGGAGACATTCGAGAGGATGTTATCGGCGCAATTGAGCAGGGCGCATCCAAGGTGAACGACTACATCATTGTTGCAATCAGCTCGGAAGGTACGGTTCGTAACGGAAGCGGCGACACCATCAAAATGGAGTTGATGGACATCCTTAAAGGCGACTACATCAATCCCCACGTTTCGATTTGGTGGTACAAGCTTGATTCCATTGATGAAGTCGGAGACCCGGAAATGTGGCTCAAGGCTAATCCAAATCTTGGAAAAACCGTAAGCTATGAAACTTATCAGCTTGATGTTGAAAGAGCTGAAAAAGCTCCAGCTGCCCGAAACGATATTCTTGCAAAGAGATTTGGACTGCCTATGGAGGGGTACACCTATTACTTCACTTACGAAGAAACTCTTCCGCATCGAAAGAGGGACTACTGGCAGATGCCTTGTTCCCTCGGTGCAGACTTATCACAGGGCGATGACTTCTGCGCATTTACATTTTTGTTCCCTCTGCCAAACGGTTCCTTTGGCATCAAGACACGAAACTATATTACCTCTACCACTTTAATGAAGCTGCCTGCTGCTATGCGGATCAAATACGATCAATTCATGGCGGAGGGCAGTTTAATTGTTTTAGAGGGTGCTGTACTTAACATGATGGATGTCTATGAAGATTTGGACAACCATATTCAGGAGTGCGGATACGATGTTCGATGTCTTGGGTTTGACCCTTATAATGCAAAAGAATTTGTGGCGAGATGGGAATCTGAAAACGGTCCGTTTGGAATTGAGAAAGTTATTCAGGGCGCTAAAACTGAGTCGGTTCCGCTTGGAGAGCTGAAAAAGCTTTCTGAAGAAAGAATGCTTATCTTTGATGAGGACCTCATGACATTTGCTATGGGTAACTGCATTACCCTTGAAGATACAAACGGAAACCGTAAGCTTTTGAAAAAGCGATACGAGCAGAAAATCGATGCTGTTGCGGCAATGATGGATGCTTATATTGCTTATAAACTCAATCGAGATGCATTTGAATAAGGAGGTGGTCAAGTTGGATGAGATGTACCATCACGGTATTCTCGGTCAGAAATGGGGCGTTCGCCGTTTCCAGAACAAAGACGGAACTTTGACCGCCGCAGGTCAAAAGCGTTTGGAAAAGAAAGACGCAAAGTGGGCTCATAGAAATCACGACAAAATCGTATCTAAAGCCCGCAAAGATGTTTCCAAAGAACTCGATCAGTATGCCAATCAACTATTGAAAAATCCTTCTTCTGTGACATCGAAAGGTAAGATCAGTTCTTCGGCTATCAATTCCTATAATCGGAAAATGGCTGAGCTGATGAATGAGTCTGTTAAAAATGTTACCGCACCTTCGGGGCGTGTCGTTCAATTCGTTGCAAAACGAGGAGAAGTTGGCGTGCATATGGCTTTGGCCGACAGAGGCTATGATATGCAGCAGCTGAAGAATGGCATCTGGGCTTCCGGCCGGGTTGCCTACAAGAAGAAAAATGTTGATATGGTTTAAGGAGGTGATGATTCAAAATGGAGATGTCTTTTGGTTCCAGACTGAAACATGCTTGGAATGCATTTACCGGTAATATTCAAATGAACTACCGGGATTTAGGTATGGGGTATTCATATCGAGCTGACAGACCAAGAATGTCCAGAGGCAATGAAAGATCAATCGTTACATCGGTTTATAACCGAATTGCGCTTGATGTCGCGGCTCTGAATGTTCAGCATGTCCGTCTGGATGAAAATGGGCGTTTTCTTTCGGTCATCGATGACGGATTGAATAATTGCCTCACTTTGGAAGCGAATATCGATCAGACAGCACGATCGTTCATTCAGGATGTAGTGGTCTCTATGTTTGATGAAGGAAGCGTCGCAATTGTTCCGGTCGATACAACGACTGATCCTAATGTGTCCGGTTCGTATGACATTCAGTCTCTGCGTGTCGGACAGATTTTAGACTGGTATCCGCAGTATATTCGTGCCCATGTGTACAATGAACAAACGGGCAGAAAAGAAGATATTGTGGTGCCGAAAAGTGCAGTGGCTATCATTGAGAACCCGCTGTACGCAGTTATCAATGAGCCAAATTCTACTATGCAGCGGCTCATTCGTAAACTTAACCTACTTGATGTCATTGATGAGCAAAGCGGATCTGGAAAACTCGATTTGATTATTCAGCTTCCTTATGTAATCAAGACAGAAGCAAGGCGTCAACAGGCCGAAAATCGGCGTAAAGATATAGAAAACCAGTTGTCAGGTTCAAAGTATGGTATTGCTTACACTGACGGTACTGAGCATATCACACAGTTGAATCGTTCCGTGAACAACAACCTGATGTCCCAGATTGAATACTTGACGAGTATGCTATACAGCCAGTTGGGAATCACTCAGAGCATTTTGGATGGAACCGCGGACGAGAAGACAATGCTGAACTATAACAACCGGACAATCGAGCCGATCATTTCCGCTATTGTTGATGAGATGAAACGAAAGTTTCTGACCAAAACTGCCCGATCACAACACCAGTCAATTTCATTCTTCAGAGACCCGTTCAAACTGGTTCCTGTCAATGATATTGCTGAAATTGCTGACAAGTTTACAAGAAATGAAATCATGACTTCGAATGAAATTCGTCAGGTAGTCGGTATGAAACCCTCTGAGGACCCGAGAGCAGATGAACTTAGAAATAAGAACCTGAGTGCGCCATCCGGTTCCGATCAGCAGTCGGAAGAAATGCCTATTACTGAAGTTAATTCAGCTGAAGAGTCAGCAAGTGATTTGGACGACAAAATCTCTAAGCAAAAATCGAAAAAGTAAGGAGGAATTTCAAAATGAGTAGACCTTTTTCGGTTGAGGCTTGTGATTTCAGCGGCTGGGCAACCCGAAACGACCTTAAGTGTTCCGATGGACGAGTAATTCGTCGGGACGCCTTTAAGAATAATGACGGCATTAAAGTCCCTCTGGTCTGGAATCATCAGCACAACAGTCCTCGTGATGTTCTTGGTCATGCATGGCTTGAGAACCGTGAGGAGGGTGTTTACACCTATGGCTTCCTCAATGACACCGCTGATGGTGAAATTGCGAAAGTCCTTATCAAGCATGGTGACATCTGTGCTCTGTCCATTTACGCCAATCAGCTTCAGCAGGCTGGCCCTGATGTACTGCATGGTTGCATTTGCGAAGTGAGTCTGGTGCATAAGGGTGCTAACCCCGGTGCATTTATCGATTCTATGTTGAAGCATGGCGAAATGTCCGACGATGAAGCTATCATCTATACCGGAATGCCTCTCTGTCTTTCTCATTCTGCGGAGTCTAAGGATGAACCGAAGGAAGAGGAAAAGAAGAAGGATTCCAAAGAGGACAAGCCTGCTGAAGACAAGGAAGAGAAGAAGGATGATGAGGAGACGATTGCTGATGTGATCGATTCCATGTCCGAGAAACAGCAGAATGTCATGTATGCACTTATTGCACAGGCTCTCGAAGGCGAACCCGAAAAGGAATCCAAGGATGATTCCGACAACAAATCTGAATCCAATAAGGAGGATAAAATAATGAAACACAATGTCTTTGACAACGATCAGCAGAAGAAGACCGAGGTTCTGTCTCATGCTGACCAGGCAAGCATCATTTCTATGGCTAAGTCCAACAGTGTCGGCAGTCTTCGTACTGCTATGGACATTTATGCAGAGCAGAATCCTGACAGCGTTCTGGCTCATGGTATCGACGGTATTGAAACCCTGTTCCCTGAGTACAAGGATGTCCGTCCGGGTGCTCCCGAACTGCTTACCACTGACCAGGGTTGGGTGAATGAGGTTCTGAAGAAGGTTCATAAGAGCCCTATTTCCCGTATCCGTACTCGTCAGGCTGACCTGCGTAACATTGAGGCTCTTCGTGCTAAGGGTTACAAGAAGGGTGCCCAGAAGGGTTATGTCGGCAACATTCAGCTGCTCCACAGAACGACTGATCCTCAGACCGTGTATGTAAAGAGTAAGCTTGACCGTGACGACATCATCGATATTCAGGACTTCGATGTGGTGCAGTATCTGTACGGCATCGACCGTATGAACCTGAACGAGGAACTGGCTACGGCTATCATGATCGGTGACGGTCGTGAGGTTGGTGCTGACGGCAAGATCGCTGAGGATAAGATCCGCCCGATCTGGTTGGATGACGAGCTGTACACCATCCATGCTGACGTTGACATTGCTGGTATGAAGGCTACGCTCCAGGGCACCAATACTTCCGCCAATTTCGGCGAGAATTACATTTATGCGGAAGCTGTGATTCAGTCTCTGCTGTATGCTCGTGAGAAGTATAAGGGCTCTGGCACTCCCGACTTCTACTGCACGCCCCATCTGGTCAATGTCATGCTGCTTGCCCGTGATCTGAATGGTCGCCGCATTTATGATAAGGTCAGTGATCTGGCTGCTGCTCTGAATGTTGGTCAGATCATCACTGCCGAGCAGTTTGAGGGCAAGACTCGTACTACCACGGACAGCAAGACCAAGAAGCTTCTGGGACTGATGGTCAACCTGGCTGATTATTCCCTGGGCGCTACCAAGGGCGGTGAAATCACTCACTTCACTGATTTCGATATCGACTTCAACCAGGAAAAGAGCCTGCTGGAGACTCGTTGCTCCGGCGCCAATACTCGCGTCATGTCCGCTATCGCTCTGGAGGAGGATGTCACTGCCACTATTGGCGGCTAAATTCAGCGAGGAGTGAAAATTCAAAATGGCTAAATTTTATGGAGTAATTGGCTACGCTGTAACAGAAGAGACTAAACCTGGCGTTTGGACAGAGAAGATCATCGAGCGTATGTACTATGGTGATTTAATTCGTAACACTCGTAGGCTTCAGTCTGCGGAACAACTCAACGACAACATCAATGTTGCGAATGAGATCAGTATCGTAGCCGATCCATTTGCCAATGAGAATTTTCATTCGATGAGGTATGTTGAGTTTATGGGTGCTAAATGGAAAGTTACAAGCGTTGAAGTTCAGTACCCGAGACTTATACTGTCTATAGGAGGTGTATACAATGGCGAGCAGGCTTGATCTGCAAACTTTTCTGGAAGAACTTCTGAAAAGTAAAAATGTGTATTTTCAACCTCCTGAGTCAGTAAAAATGAAATACCCCGCTATCGTTTATGCACTCGATGACATCGAAAATGTGCACGCCGATAACGGGGTTTATTCGTCTCACAGACACTATTCCGTCACTGTCATTGACTCTGACCCGGATAGTGAGCTTGTCGGTAAGGTGGTCTCTATGCCTACTTGCCGATTTGAACGATATTATACAAGCGAGAACCTGAATCACTGGAATTTCTCGCTATATTTCTAATAAGGAGGAATATCTTTATGTCCAAAATTATTTGGGATAAAACTGGCGAGCGCCTGTATGAAACCGGCTGTGACCATGGCGTTCTCTATCCGATGCAGACCGGCGGCGTTTACAACAAGGGCGTTGCATGGAATGGTCTGACTGCCGTTACCGAGAGTCCTTCCGGGGCCGAGGCTTCCCCGATTTACGCTGACAACATCAAGTATGTCAACCTGGTTTCAAACGAAGAATTCGGTGCTACCGTCGAGGCGTATATGTATCCTGACGAGTTTGCTGAGTGTGATGGTTCCGTTGAGATCATGCCCGGTATGTACGCCGGTCAGCAGTCCCGTAAGACTTTCGGCTTGGCATATCGTACCATTCTGGGTAACGATACCGATCTGAACGATTACGGTTATAAGCTGCATCTGGTTTATGGTTGTTTGGCAGCGCCTTCTGAAAAGGGTTACAGCACAGTCAACGACAGTCCTGAGGCGGCTACTCTGTCCTGGGAAATCAGCACCACACCGGTCTCTATCAACAAGCTGGTCAACGGTAAGAAGTTGAAGCCGACAGCCACGCTGACCTTTGACTCCACTAAGTTTAGTGCTGAGTTCATGACTAAGCTGGAAGAGATCCTGTACGGTAAGGACCCGACCACCGATGGCGGTAACGATGGTGTCGAGCCTCGTCTGCCTCTGCCTGATGAGATCATTGAACTGTTCGATGAGACTCAGAATCCGCAGGGCTAATCTGTAAAAATTATGGAGCCGTATTCAGGTAAGCTGGCGGCTCCTACTTTTTTTAATTTGAAAGGAGAAAAATTTCAATGACTAAGGAAACTATCACTTATACCGATCTGAATGGCATTCAGAGAACTGAAGACTTTTACTTCGATCTGTCCAAGCCTGAAATCGTAAAAATGCAGGCGAGCGCAAAGGGTGGCTACGATGTCCAGCTTAAGAGTATTGCTGCCAGTCCGAATGGGGCGCTTATTATGGAGTTCTTTGAGAACTTTATTAAGACCGCCTATGGCGAGAAGAGCGATGATGGCAGACGCTTCATGAAGTCTGAGGAAATTTCCAGAGGCTTTATGGAAACTCCCGCTTATGAGGTCCTGTTTGAGAAGCTTGTCACCGATGCCGGCGCTGCATCCGAATTTGTCAACCGTGTGATGCGTGTCAACGGCAATAAGCAGGCTGCACCCATCGCATCTAATTAAGAAAGCTCGGAGGGCTAAGGAATGCTGAAAATTACTGTGCCGGCTGCCGAGTTTTGGGATGAAATTCATGAAGAATTTGTCTACAAGAAAGAGCAGGCTTTGCAGTTGGAGCATTCCTTAGTCTCTCTTTCAAAATGGGAAAGCAAATGGAATAAGGCATTTCTCGGAAAACAAGAAAAAACCGATGAGGAAATTCTTGATTATGTACGATGTATGACCTTAACCCAGAATGTCGATCCCGAAGTATATACTCGGCTGTCTGCTGAAAACTACGCCGCCATCAATGCGTACATCGAAGCACCTATGACTGCTACTTGCCTTATCGAGGACAAGCAGACAAGAGGTAATAAAGAAACGGTTACATCTGAGCTTATTTACTACTGGATGATTTCTTATAACATACCTGTGGAGTTTCAAAAATGGCATTTGAACAGACTGCTGACCCTCATACGGGTATGTAATGTCAAGAACTCTCCGCCTAAGCGAAGAAGTAAGCGTGAAATGTGGAATCGGAACGCAGCTATCAACGCTGCCAATCGAAAACGCTTTGGCTCCAAGGGGTGATTGAATGAACAGACGCTGCCGAAAATGCATGTTAAGGCGAGTTTGCCATAAAAAGCAGCCTTACAATAACTGGCTTAAAACTTTTACCAAAAAAGCAGTAGCAATCATTCTGATGGTTTCGCTGATTGATTTGCAACTGTCTTATGTGCTTGCGTTTATGGGACAAGTACAAATTGCAGAATCACTTTCCAGCACAATAGCGTCGACCGTTGTCGGAGTTATGCTTGGCTACTTCTTCAAAGCCCTTTTCGAAACATTCTTCGAAAGGCGTGAAGAACGGCTCAAGCAGGAAAGTGAACTGGAAGAAAATACGAATTATGAGGAGGTTTAGTTATGCCTATCAGTTTTTTGACTACAGCACTGTTAATCGTATCCGTTATCACGAATCTGACAGTGGAGGGCATTAAGAAGCTGCTTGACGGAACGAAGGTCAAGTATTCTTCTAATGTTCTTGCGGCAGTTTTGTCCGTCCTGATCGCCTGTGCTGTTAGCGTGATTTACCTTATTATGACTGACACGGTCTTTACTATGAAGATTGGGGTTGAGATCGTCGTTCTGATGTATCTGGGCTTCCTGATCTCTACAGTTGGTTATGACAAGGTTATTCAGATGCTGAAACAGATTCAGAGCGTGAAGGAGGAAACGAAAAATGAGTAACAGCCCTTTGGTATCTTATACCAAGTTAAGCCCTAATCATTCCGGGCAGAGAACCCATGTCGTCGACCGTATCACGCCTCATTGTGTGGTTGGTCAGTGCTCTGTAGAGACTTTGGGTAATATTTTTGCCCCGACTTCCAGACAGGCTTCCTGTCAGTATGGTATCGGCGTGGATGGTCGAGTGGGCATGTATGTGGAAGAAAAGAACCGTTCCTGGTGTTCTTCCTCTAATGCAAATGACCAGCGTGCGATTACGATTGAGTGTGCCAGCGATGCTACGCATCCTTACGCGTTCAATGACACCGTATATGCCAAGCTGATCGAGCTTTGTGTGGACATTTGCAAACGCTATGGCAAAACCAAGCTGCTTTGGCTCGGTGATAAAACAAAGACTCTGAACTACGAGCCGGCTTCCAATGAAATGGTTCTGACCGTACATCGTTGGTTTGCCAACAAGAGTTGTCCTGGTGACTGGATGTATGCTCGAATGGGTGATCTTGCATCCAAAGTTACAGCGAAGCTTGGGGGCTCTGCTGGCGGAACTGAGAAGCCTGCCGATAATCAGATACTTTATCGGGTGCAGACAGGAGCTTTCAGCAACAAGGCGAATGCCGACGCAATGCTTCAGAAAGTGAAAGCTGCCGGTTTTGATACTTACATGGTTAAGGTCGATAACCTTTACAAGATTCAGGTCGGCGCATTCAGTAAGAAAGCAAATGCTGACGCTATGGCTGCAAAGCTGAAAGCTGCTGGCTTTGACACCTATGTAACAACCAAAAGCGGGACGGCAGTCTCTGTATCTTCTGCGAAGAAAAGCACTGACCAGATTGCCCGTGAAGTAATTCAGGGTCTGTGGGGTAACGGTGTGGACAGGACTAATCGTCTGAAGGCAGCTGGTTACGATCCTTCCGTAATACAGAATCGGGTGAATCAGCTTCTTAAATAAGGAGGTCTGTGAATGATAAGGTTCAGTCACAAGGGAGACTTCTCTAAAGTTACACGCTTTTTGGAGAGGGCAAAGGAAGTGGTCCATCTCGGAGACCTCGACAAGTATGGCCGAGAAGGGGTCGCTGCTCTTGCGTCTGCAACGCCTGTCGATTCCGGTTTGACCGCCAGTTCATGGTATTACGAAATCGTAAACCGAAATGGATCTGCAAAGATCACTTTTTACAACTCAAATATTCAAAATGGGGTTCCGATAGCGATCATTCTGCAATATGGTCATGGAACTCGCAACGGAGGCTGGGTACAGGGGCGAGACTACATCAATCCTGCTATCCAGCCTATTTTTGACAAAATTGCAAATGAAGCATGGAAGGAGGTTACGAAGCTATGAGTAAAACAATCGACGAAAGAGTCGTAGAAATGCGGTTTGACAATAAGCAGTTTGAGAGCAATGTTCAAACCAGTTTGTCCACCATTGAAAAATTAAAGAAAAGTTTGGATATGGACGGGGCTACAAAAGGTCTTGAGAGTATTGACAGTGCTGCCAAGAAAGTCGATATGTCAGGACTCGGCTCTGCTGTTGAAACGGTAAAGACTCGATTTTCGGCATTGGAGATCATGGCTGTAACCGCCCTTGCAAACATCACCAACTCAGTCGTTAATACCGGCAAGCAAATGCTCCATTCCTTGACAATTGAACCTATCAGTCAGGGTTTTGAGGAATACGAGCTGAAGATGGGATCGATTCAGACCATCATGATGAGTACCGGCGCTTCTCTTGAAGAAGTTAACAAGTATCTTCAGGAACTTAACACATACTCAGATAAGACCATTTACTCCTTCCAGGACATGACCTCCAACATCGGTAAATTTACCAATGCGGGTGTCGGTCTTGAAGATGCAGTAATGGCTATTCAGGGTGTCTCGAATGTTGCCGCCGTTTCCGGTGCCAATGCAAATGAGGCGTCCCGTGCCATGTATAACTTTGCCCAGGCTTTGTCTGCCGGTTATGTTAAGTTGATTGACTGGAAATCTATCGAGAATGCTAACATGGCAACCGTCGAATTTAAGACCCAGCTTCTTGAATCGGCTGTTGCTTGCGGCACCTTGACCAAAACTGCCGATGGTATGTACAAGACCGTCAAGGGTAATGTCATTGATGCTACGCATGGGTTTAACGATTCCTTGCAGGATCAGTGGATGACCACGGAAGCTCTTGTCAGCACTCTTCGTGATTATGCTGATGAAACGACTGAGATCGGTGCAAAAGCCTTCGCGGCGGCACAGGATGTTAAGACTTTCTCGCAGTTGATGGACACTCTGAAGGAAGCCGTAGGCTCCGGATGGGCGAACACATGGGAGATTCTGTTTGGTGATTTCGAGGAAGCCAAAGAGCTTTGGACTGGACTCAGCCAGGTCATCGGTGGATTTATCGATGCCCAAGCAGATGCTCGTAATGAGATGTTGCAAGGATGGAAAGATCTTGGTGGAAGAACCAAACTGATCGAAGCACTCAAAAATGCTTTTGAAGGCGTTCAGAGTGTTATCAAACCGATCTACGAAGCATTCCGTGAGATATTCCCTCCGACTACAGCTAAGCAGCTTTATGACATCACTGAAAATCTGCGAAAATTCACAGCGAATTTGAAGCTCAGTGATACAGCTTCAGCCAATCTAAAATCCACTTTCAAAGGCTTGTTTGCGATCTTGGATATCGTTAAGCAAGCCTTTTCCGCTATATTTACAGCAATCAAACCGTTGTTCGGCGGGTTTGGAACTCTCGGAGATGGAATTCTCGGTTTCACTGGCGGTATTGGCGATGCTATTGTTGCGTTTGATGAGTTTATCAAAACCAGTGGAGCATTCCAGAAAGTTGGTGAGGGTATCGCTACGGTCATTCAGACAATTATGACAGCTTTATCCA